CGGTGTTTAGCCGAGGTGTGTAGTACTTTCGAATTGGAGTATACTAATTAAAAGTCTAGTCATTGATTGCATTGACTTTTAACGAACATAGTATCCTACGAATTTACTGCTGATGTAGTAATTGCATTTCATCGCCTGCAAGGCGAACAGCTCTATGATATTGTAGAGCGCCACTTTTTAGTGAAGATCCACATTTTTGTGTTGATTCTCCAACGTGTTACGTATTAAAAATGCGTAACTGCGTAGAAAGGGAAGCTGTTTCGCAGCTTCAGTATACCACTATTAATCGGACAACATTTTGTATGTCACGAGTAACACTTCACGAGGTGAAGTGACCTATTATAGGTTATGTGGTGCGACATTAGTCGCTTTGTTTGTATTATATATCAAATATCCAAGTATTCTTTATTTTATGTTTTGTCGTTTGTTATAGCGACTGACGCAAGTTAGATTATCGTTGTCTACTGACGTAGATGATCATTTAGTACTTGTCGAGGTTTTACTTCTATTATTATATTTTATGAAAGATAGGGCCGCCCGAGCCCATGTTAATCTTATTTTGGATTTATTGAATTGTTATTTGTAAAAGCTGATAGCCAGAGAATGGCGTAAGTTTTCGGAAAATCTAGTGGCAGTGTGAACGCACGATTATACGGTGCAGCGCAACCAGGACCCGATAATGGATTCGGTAGTTATATTAGCAAAAGTCTTGTTTTTAAACATTCATCGAGATGATCTTGAATTTTTCGTAGCTGGAAAATTCTTAAGAGGTTGTTTTTTTGAATGTCTAGGAGTAGGAATACCTTAATTTTGAAGTTTGGTTAACTTATTGACTAATTTATGATGTAGTGCTTATTAAATATGTAAAAACAAAAATACCTAAAAATATTATGTAAAAGACCTGATACGGATAGTTCCGGTCAGAAGACTAAAAATTATAAAAGAAAAGACAGTGATGACGTCGCAAAAATAAAAGACCTACGAGGCACACACCCCCAATGAAATTACAATTATATGAACCATGGAGGGTTTATTGTCGGAAAATGATTTAGGGTTGGTTCTGCCAACCCGACCCAAAACTATTTTGGATTATTTAACATTAGAAGTTTTTGATCGCTCTGTGCGAGATATGAACTTTGATGAGTCCGTTTCCTTTGAGGAATGGGCCGATGATGCAAGCGAAGTTCTGAAATTGGATAGGCGCCTAGCGGTGTCTGCTCAGATGAAGAAAGAGCGAGTTTCTCGTTCGGAGAAGAAGAAGGAGATAGAGGCTAGCGAGTATATTCGCGAGTCTCTCTCCCAACGATTTGATAGAAATGAATCTGTTGAACCAGGATCTCAAGGTCGATGTGATTTTTGTCGACATCCAGTTTATAATAGGAAGCAGGAACAGAGAATGAGAATGTTATTCCCAATTTTGACAGGGTTCAATTCTCAGGAATTCTCTATTGCTAAGATGCGAGGAGCTTTTGTCAAATTTTCTCGAATTATGTTTAATTTGGGCTGGTTTAAGGCCCCGAGAAATTTGTTGACATTTGCTACTCTTATAGATCGAGTTATTAAGCAGGCATATTTCATCCCACGTATTAATAATGACTATTCATATTGTTTGAAAGGTCAGGGTGAAAATACTTCTAACTCTCTTTCTTATTGGATTAGAGATCTCAAATTGTTTGTTAAGGTTTTTGGAGGGGATAGGTATTCTACCTCTCTATTAGCAGGGGTCTCTGAATGTTATAATAAGACCCTCAGAACTTATCAAATATCAAGAGGCGAACAGCCCGTTTATGCTCAAATGAAAGGTTTTATGCGACGAGCAATAGATGAGTCTGTAGCTGATGTAGTGAAAGAAGCTAGTCCCGGAATTATGAACGTTTTTGGAGAAGAAGTGAAGAGATATGTAACTTCTTTTATTTTGGATTGGCCAAAGCACATTGGAGATGTGATAGAGGGCATTGTAAAAGGATTGGATTGTGAATTTGTTACGAAGATTTACGATTTTCTCCATGATGTTTATCTAAAGATCAGAGGATGGGTTGAAAAATGGTGGAAGATGGTCGGATATACGAATTCGATGTTAGTAGATATTATTTGCGTACTCGTTATCTGTGCTTTTGCCACCCTCCTTTGGAAAAGTTTTTCCATATGTGCTGAATTGATGAAATTAGGTTTGGCAATGTTCTTTCAGAGAGTGTTTCATATAAAAATGAGAAGATCACTTGATGATTCTATTGATGCTCTTTTTCAGTCAGAGATTATAGACGCTCAATTTTTAGGTGCGACGACTTCCTTGTGTGCTATTGCAAGTGTTGTTGTTGCTGTTTTGGACGTTAAGTCTGTTTCTAAATTTTCATCTGTTATGACCATTGTTGGACGTGGTCTTCCAATATCTGATACTATTATTTCTGATTTTAAGGGGATAGTGGATCATTTGTATTTTTATATAACGAATGATCATTTGTTCCCTGAAATTAAGACAGTTGAGGCATTTAATGCTAGAATGAAGAAGATGGAAGATTTCGTTTCGACGCCTGATCTCAAGGAGAAAGTTATGCGAGAGCCGGCTTTTACCAAGGAGCTTGCTGCTCTTGTTGAAGATTCTTGGCATTACAAGGAAGTTTTGAGAAACTCTCAAAGCCCGTTATTGGGCCATTATTCTAGAGTTTATCAACAGCTTTTTGAATTGAATGCTGAGGCTTTAGCGAGTGCAGATATGTATAAAGCTCGTATTGAAACTGTTGTTTTATGGTTGATGGGTAAGCCAAAGCAGGGCAAGTCCTTGCTAATGGATATTCTTTCAGAAGCCGTTTATTTAGAATTACAGGAACATTATGGTTTAAGAGAGTATCCACCCTGGACACCTGCCCAGATGTATGAGCGTACAAAAGGCTCAGATTATTGGGAAGGTTATTGGGGCCAATGGGGCTGCAAGAAAAATGAAGTCCTAGCAGTAAAAGCTGCTGAAGAAAAAGCCAAAGAAGTTTTAGAAATTTTAAATATAGCGGAGGAATCCGTTTTTCCACTTAATATGGCTTTTAAAGAAAAAGGTAAGGCTTTTTTTAGATCCGAGCTGTTTGTAGCAACAACAAATTATGCATTGACAGATCGGACTACTAGTCAACTTGGGATAGAAAATCCCAATGCCTTACTTAGGAGGAGAACTTTTCCTATAACCGTCATTAGACAGGCTGAATTACAACCGAATTATTCCAATGTGGACAAAGCTTGGTCTCTTAGGGTTCTATATCCTGAGCGAAACTCAGAAGAATCTTATTTTGACGGTCTCTCTAAACATTTGGGATTGCACGATGAGCAAAGAAGACTTAATTTTAAGAAAGCTGGATTTGTGGATTTCACATTTTCAGAAATAGTTCGTGCAATGACGTTAGAGATAAGGGATAGAAAAGATAAACCTAAGACTCTAATTGAATTTGGAAAGCACTATAAGCCGAGAGTTTTTAAGATACCAAAAGTGCAACCAGATGTTCTTTCAGGAAGTGAAGGAGATATAATAATTGTGGATCCGATAGACAAAGACTATAAAATTGTCATTAGAGATAACGAGTCAGAATCAAGTGAGATCGGCATGGATGAAACTATTTCCTTTTCAGATAAACCAGAGGCTCAAATGTTTAAAAGCATTATGAGTATTTTACAGGAAGATTTAGATCCTGATCATGATCCGATTGTTTTGACCGCTTCAGGAAATGAGGTGTATGGAATAGATTCAGTAATGAATGATCGAATGAATATTGATGATCGAGCTATGGCTCTTCATGACTTGGAATCAACAATGGCATATGATCTCACAGGAAAGTATTCTCTTATGTTTCGAATTGAGGAATTGTTATTGAGATGTGGTTTTGATGATATGAAGAAGATGTTTTCAGATATAAGAATCTGTAGACATTGGCATGAGAATCGTTTGCGTTCAGATAGTACGAATGCCCTACCACCTTGTTTGAGGTCATCTCATCTCAAAGCTTGGAAGGAACTTATGCATGAGGGAACACCCTTGGAAGCAATGGCAATGAATATAAGAAACTTTAATTTGTCACTCATGGAAATGGAAGTTTTTCGTACATATGGAGGTTATACGTTTTCTAAAATTACTTCACTTATATATTTCTTTTTGGCATGGTATGCTCTTCATTATAGATGTACTCTCGCTCCAGATCGAGGTAGTGATAATTTCACAGACCTCTTTGGAATGAAAGGAAAATCATATGATCCTTTACGTAAAACAATGTATAAAGAGCAGTCTCTTATGATTAGATACAGAGTCTCTGAAAAATGGGAGACAATTGTAGATAGATTTTGGGATTCTTATAATACGTTTTATGATTGGGTTTGTGAGAGACCAGTCTTTGATTATGTTCTTTTCGGAACAATAGTAGTAGGAGCAATGGCAGTCATGTTGGTTCCTCACTTCTGGAGTGCATCTAAGCAATCCGTACTCACTGCAAGTGAGTATGTCGAGTCTCAGATGTTATCCAAAGAAATTAACCCTCAATCTTATACAAAGGGGCGTTTTGAGACAGTACCTAGTAGGTCGGTTCATGCAGAGTCGATTACAAAGGGAAATCACGAAACGGTTGCTAATAGGAGAATAACAGCAAATTCTGCTGCAGAACATATTAAAAGTAGGTTTGATAAAGCCAGTGCTAATATTGTTGCGGTTAGATTAACTTATTCTCATATACAAGTAGATTGTCTGGTTTTTTTTGTTTATGGAACTGTTTGTGTGATAACCTCACATAATTTTCGATCAATGGGTGATGATTTTATTACTCTTTCAATTTTGGATAGATTTGGGGGTAAAATTACCAACTCGTTTGATCGAAGTTCCATACATTTGCGTTATTTGGATGATGCAACTCATTCACGAGGGTCGCGAGACTTTTGTGTATTAACAATAAATCCAGCATTATGTTCTTCATTCAAGGATATTCGAAAACATTTGCCAATGGGCGATAGGGAGTGTCCGACAGATGGTGTGGTTAGACTTAAGCTCTTTCATAGTAAGGAGAAAACGACACAGTTTGTTGTAACAGGTAAGGATTTTATTACCTATTCTTTAAGTCATCGTAAGGATATTGAAAATACTTATGATCGAAAGAAGAAGCTCTTTGTCCCAGTAACAAATTATGTTATAGGACATAATATGAGAGGAGAGCCAGGGGATTGTATGTTACCGTACATATCAACCTTTGAGCTTGATTCGCGAGTTTATTTGGAAGGATTTCATGTGGGATCTACAGGAACGGATGCTTTCTTTTGTCCTCTTTATCAGGAGGATTTTGAGGAAAGATTTGATTTTAGTACTGGATCTTATATACTTTCGTCGGATGCACAAATGCCAATTGGTTGGTATGCACCAAAGGAGTTGAAAATTTCTTTCAATAGTTCTGGAGCCGAGCATTTGGATGGAGCTAGATATTTAGGAGAATTGGCTAAGAGTTTTTATTTACCAAGTGAAACTGTTTTTGTACCAACAGTTTTTCAGGGTGATATAAATTCTGAACCAGTATTTCCTGTAAAAAATGCTCCAGCATTGCTTAAGCCTACCTATGTTAATGAGGTGTTAAAAGAACCTTTTAAACGTGGGAAAGCTAAGCTTGGAGCAGTAGATAAGTCAACTCCTATCCCGGGTTGGCTTGCAAGAGAGGCAGTTTTAAACTATCGTATGTTTAGCGATGGTTTTGCTCCCCCAGAAAATGTTCATCGACCTCGTTTCGAAGAACAGTCAATAGAGGAAGCCATTTTTGGTATTCCTGGGAAGCAAGCCTCAATTGATTTAAACACATCTGAAGGATTTTGTCTAAAGATTCTGAAGATGAAAAGAAAAGATGCAATTAATTTAGACACAAGGTTTATCCATCCTAAAATAAGGGAGATGGTTGAAAATCTAAGGAATGCCGTTCGAAAAGGCAAAGTACCAAGATTGATAGCTATAGCTTGTATGAAGGATGAGTTGCGAGATATTCCCCGAGTTGAAGAGGGGAAGACTAGAATTTTCTGTGTAGGAGATTTTATTCATATGATATGGACTCGCATGGTTCTTGGAAATCTGATTATTTGGTTAAAAGAACATAGAGCACAAACAATGGGAGCAATAGGAACAAATGTTCATGGATTCGATTGGAGTGTTTTAATGGCCAAGATTTCTGGGAAAGGAGTGAATTATGGAGGAGGAGATTATGGAGGCTATGATACAGGTCTTCGTTATTTTTTTGGATTCCTTTTAGGTTTATTTTGCTGTGGTGAAATGGGACTAGATTGGAAAACAGATGGAAGAGAAGTTTTGTACTGTTGTCTTTCTTCAACCTGCCCCTTGTTGGTTGTTGGAAGATATGTATATGATTTTGATTTCATGAATCCCTCAGGTGGATTTTTGACAGGGTTTTTAAATACTTTTGTCAATATCTGCCTTTTCCATATATTCTTTTACAAACTGAGAGTTGAATGTAAGGAATCTGGTTGTGAATGTGGCTTTAGTGTCGCAGTCTTTAATGATATAGTTAAAGCCATTTTTTATGGTGATGACAATATTTTTTCAACAGTTCCTGGAATAGGAGATCATTTTAATATGATCAATATTTCTCGGTTATGTAAGGATATGTTTGGGATGGAGTACACTACGGCCTCCAAAGGCGTAGTGGAAAGCCCATTCATTCAAAAAGAAGAGGTTGAATTTTTGATGAGGCGATTTGTTCAGAAAGGCAATTTTACCTTAGCTCCCTTGGATAAGGATTCTATTTATTCCATGATTCTGTGGATAAGAGATAAAAAATCTGAGGTTGAGAATCAAGATCAACTTCAACAAAACATCGACACGTCTCAGATGGAGATGTTTTATTATGGACGAGAGCAGTTTAATTTCTATACGAATCAGTTAAGAAATTATTCTCGCACTCGTAATGTGAATTTTGAATTTAGAACTTATGAGTTCTATCAGGCCCGGCATATAGCGGCCTATGGATCCTAAGTTTAAACAAAGCCTAGCTCTAGGCTAATAAATTGAGCAACATCTAGCTCTAGATGTATAAAATTGAGCAAACTATGATTGGTCTAAAATATCAATCGTTTCAAAGATCTTCATGTTCAGGGAAAGCTGAGCGACTAGGTTCAGGTTATGAACCAACCTTAGTCAAGCTCTAGACTTTAAATTGAGTTTTCCGGATCAAAGGAATGGACGTAGTGCGTGTTCAAGCACTACGGATCTCGTTGATCTATATTGAACATTTAGTGGTTGTCAGATAATCGTGTTGACAACAGACTTTGAATCGATTGCAGAACATAAAAGTGATGCAAAGGACCATATTGTCCTAGGAGGAGAGGAGCAGGATCGTCGGATGGAGAATGTTGATAATAACACTCAATTCGATGCGAATGAAAATATTGTTGTAAAGCGTGAGGTTCAAAAACTCATGCTTTTCGACAAGGTTTATATAAATCAAGTTCCAACGAAGATTTTGGATCGTTGGGTGCCTTTAGGAGCTGGATTGATAAATGGAGCACATCCATTGTTAATGTATACTCCTTTTGACACTCTTCTGAATACGGACTATATAAAACAAGCGCTTAAAACGTTTTTTTATATGAGAGCAAAAGTGGAGCTTAAGGTCGTTTATTCGACCTCGATATGGAATTATGGAGCAGTATTTATTTCAAACATATCTGGAGGATCATCAGCAATAGTTACTAATAATTATGCGTGGTTTAATTCTGCAGTGCCCGGAACATCGGGAGCAAGTTATGGAAAGGTATTGTCTCACAATCCAATAATATTGGACCTGAGTCAACAGGAGGAGATAATTTTTGATCTTCCTTGGATATCACCAGCAAACTATTTGTCGTTGAAAGCTTTTTATGATTCGTCAGATCCTGCAAATACAACGACGATAAATTTTGCCGATAATATGTTTCGATTTGCGATGTATCAAACATTGCCAACGGGAGCATTAGATTCTTCGGTAACAACGGATTTCAATTTTAACTTGTTTGCTCGTTTTCAAGATGTTACCTTACAGGGTTTCACATTTGATTCATCAATATCATCATTAAAAACTGAAGTGGAAGCACAATCAGCTTTTGTGATGTCAGCGTTGGGAGGAATAGCGTCGCAAGCAACGCCAGTAGTCTCATCATGGTTGAAGGCGCAGGCTGACCGAGCTATTAAGGCAGGACTTGGAAAGGCAGAAGGTTTTATGGATGATTATTTAGATGGAGACGAAGAGAAGAAGGTGATGGAAACGTCGGATAAGAGAGTTGAGGTAGATAGACAAACAAGCAATGTATTG